TGGTTGCCGCTGACTGATATCCGGTATTGGTTGCCGCTGACTGATCTCCGGTATTGGTTGCCGCCGACCGATCTCCGGTATTGGTTGCCGCTGACTGATATCCGGTATTGGTTGCCGCTGACTGATATCCGGTATTGGTTGCCTTATCGTCTTCCCAATTAACTTGCTCTTTGATGTATTCAACGCCAGCTTTGATAATTCCAGCAATTCCAATTTCTGCTTTCACGGAAATTTTCTTCCCAACTCTCTTGCTATCATCAGATGATTTCTGATTATTCGCTTCAAGCTCAACTTCACAATATCTGGAATCTGAAGGAGGATAATAATTAAATACATCCATCGGGAATTCGCAAGCATGGAATCCACAATTACAAATGTCTGCTTTTTCTTCTGTGTATTCTTTTCCAATTTCATACTGGAAATCTCTACACTTTAAATCTTTGTCAAAGCCTTTAAAACATTTCATTTTTCCTTTTCCTCCTTCGATTCTTCTACATCAAGCCCAAGCATTCTAAATGCCATGTCCTTTGTGAAATTATAATCTTTCACGCTATTCGCCCAAGCTTCAAATGCCTTTAATCTTCCAACCAGAAGTGCATATTCTTCATTGGCGTTCTCTGGAATATAATCTGTGCTCTTAGTTTCTCCCATGATTAGTCCTCCTTATCTTTTGCTCCAAATTTTTTAAGTATTTCTTTCAGATGCGAAATAAACGGAATAATTGCATCTATCTGTTTGGAAGTTTCCTTGATTTCTTTATCAAGTTCTTCCTCGTTCATAAGGCCATACTCAAATGAATGTCTAAGCTGCTCTTTTATTTCTTTCTCTTCTCCACCATTTTTTGCGAACATCTCTTTAATTTCATGGGTGATAACTGCATACTCTGAAAGAATATCAATCCCTTTACCAGAAATATTAACTAATCCGTTTTCAAATTTAATCATTGTTTTTCCTCCCTATTTTCTTTTATTCTCTCCATCTGAATGGTATAATGTGTTCAGAAAGGAGGTATGTTAAAATGTTTCTCAAATTAAAAGTTTCCTGTACTTGTCATTGTGATTACTATATAAGCGAAAGAATAAGTACAGAAAAGGTTGTGTGCCCGAATTGTGGAAAGGAACATCCTTATTCTCATAAAATAATTTCAATGCTTCATGCCGCAAATGAGATTGATGATGGCAATGTTCCCGGAGCAGAAACCATAAAAACTTCCGTTATTTCTGAATGGGAAGATATGACTGAGCGTCAATAACAATCTTCATGTACTCTAAAAAGCCTTTCGCTTCAGTAGCGGACAGACCGCATTCGGCAATTTCATTTTTTACTTTCTCTACAAGGTCGCTTGCCTTCTGTCCGTTTTTGCGGCGATATAACTGATACATTTTAGAATCATAATCGTATAACCTTTCAGCAACGTAATCATCTGCTAACATTCTTTGTTCACCTCCCCTATTCAATAATTGTAAGATCTTCATCCACCGCAAATGGTTCAGTAACAAATATTCCATCTTCTTTAAAGAGAAGATCAATTTCAACATGTTGCTTATTTGCACACTTCACAACAACTACATTCTCATTTTCTTCTTTGGTATGTGTGAACAAAATATCTGCAATTTCAAAACCTACAAGAGAATGAAAAATTTCTGGATTATCTCCATAAAATTCGTAGCTTTTAATATCTTTCACTGTTTTACCCTCATTTTCTTTCTGAATTAATATCATAATTGCAATCGCGAATCTGCATTTTTGTATTTGTACACGGTTGCCATCCCTTGATGTACTTCACAGCTTCCTCATATCTTAATTTTGGAATGTTGTTTCTTGCGTTTACACCGAAATAAGATTTCACATCTCGATTACATTCTGCGAATACTTTCTTTCCGATTTCTGAATAGGCATTGGAATTCTTTCCGCCTAGCACTTCAATAACCACTATTGAAACCAAATCCCCAAGATATTTTTGCTGACCATAGTCAATTGTCATTGTGTTTTCAAGTTTTTCGATTCTTTCCTCATGGTCTGCTGTACCCTGGGCGAGAAGTTGAATTTGTTCGGCAACTGTTAATGGTTTTCGAGATCCTTTATCAAAATATTCATCTACCAATCTGTCATATACTTCCCACGCTTTATCGGTGTTCAGAGACTTAGCGTGGAGAAATGCTCCTTTTTCTGTCCAGAGGTAGAGTTTATTGATTCTTGACGATTCATCAAAATGATGATTCGTTTTAAATATCTTCAATTCTTCACCTTCAAGACAAATAAAATGCTTTCCTTCGATATATCTCTCTTTATTTCTATTGAAATTATTTGAGATAACTTTTACGTCAGCTTCATATGCTTCCGCAATCTGCTGTGTTGTAAGAACCCGAACATTCTTATATTCTGTTACTGTTAATTCGTTCATTATTCTCCTTTCTGTGATATAATCTCCTTTAGGAATGTGCAATCTCTTTTACATAGAGCACATCTACTGGATTAAATTTCAAGCAATATTGTTTTCCATCGTCATCCCATTCCAAACGTATCAGTTGATCTCTAATGTCTGGTTTCACAATATCATCCTGGAACACGCACGGAATTTCGATTGTTTCCCCATTTTTAAATTTGATAATTGTCATCTTCCCGCCTCCTTATGAGCTTTCCTCTCAAACCGCTTCCAGATAAGCCAAATCTTTAACTGTCTCCAATCTCTTCTTGCAGTCTTTGTAGATTTCCTTATAATGTTTTCCTTGCATGATTCCGAGATCAATTTCATGTAAGATAATATTTTCCATCAAGGACAGGTTGTTGAGTTGCATTACCGTAGCTTCATCTCTCTTATTGATCCCCGCCATCTTGTTTGCTAATTTGGAATATGTCATGTAAAGCATTTCTGCATGACTGCTTCCCTGTACTTTGGCGTATTCAACAAGTTTCTGAATAGTATCGGTTTCTGCCTTTCTGGTAAGTTTGCCGGCTTTTCTGGTTTCAACCCAAACCTGGGTTGATTTCTCACGAATGAAATTCTCCATCTGGTTAAAAGCTTTTATGTACTGTAATTTCCATTCAAGGGCTTCTTTCCCTGTAAATCCCATTACCAGTAAAGAAAATCCATCCCTATTCATTATATAAAATGGATAAGTCTGTTTATTTTGAGGATGTACATAACTGCTTTTAATAAATAAGGGGTCTCCACCATTTTGAGCACACCCTTTTCCAATCAAATCAGAATACATTCTTTCAATTTCGGAAATGAGTTTGTCATGTCTTTTCCCAAATTTCTCAGCCACCTGTAAACTATCACAGACAGCTTCTTCATTCTGAAGATAAACTAAATCGTCTATGATTTTCCTCCTTTCTTGTGTTATACTCCCTATAAGAAGGGAGGTGATGATTATTGGTATTTAATGGTTTCTGCGATAAGCAGAACAAAAATTATTCCATTGAAGCTTCTCTCATTAATACTGGATCATTGGATGATTTGACGCCTAATTACACAATAGGTCGAATTAAGTGTAATTATGCAAGCAAAACTGGATGTTGTTCAAATCCGAAACAATGTTCCATTTTAAAAGCTTCAAAATAATTCTGTTTGGCTCTCTGAAATATGAGAGCCTATTCTGCTTGAAATTTCAGCATCCTTGGTGAGCTTTTAAACTTGATTCCCTCAATTTCCCCGATACCTTTCTGGTTCACCTGCAACATCTGCAAGTCCGTGGATAAATTTAAAGCATTCAGATCAATGGAAAGAATAGGAACGCAATCACCAATTCCCTGTTTTAATTCAAAACTTCTTACTCCCTCAAGTTTATGACCGTCAATCAGAATTTCGGTATAAATTCCTTTTTCTCCTTCTACCTGTCTGATTTCAACTTTTGATGTTTTCATCGTCCCTCCATTAAGAACTCTCTCTTTTACTTGAATCAGCAATTTCCTTATCTCGCAATGCTGACAGATAAACGATTGCCATGTTCTTGTTTTCTTCTGATAATGTAGCAAAAATATCAGCAATACGCTTTCCATCCTCAATGTCGTTTCTATTTAAATCTGCCATTTAATCACTCCTTTCTGTTTCCTTGTAAACATACTATAGCACACTAGTATTCAGTTGTCAACAATAAAATCGTTGACTTGTAAACATTTTTATGGTATTATAATATCGAAAGGAGGAAGTACAATGAGAGATAGGATTATTGAAATCCGAAAAGAACATCATTTGAGCCAAGAAGCCTTTGCAAAAAAACTGAATCTTTCAAGAAATTTCATTAATCAATTCGAAAATGGTAATAAGAATATTTCTGACAGAACTATCAATGATATTTGTGATGAATTTGGTTTGAATGAAGAATGGTTAAAAACTGGTAATGGAAAAAAAGAAAAAGATATTGACTTTGACTATGGCACTATCTGCACAAAAATTAGCAACGAAGATCCCAAAGCCAAAGAAGCCATAATAAAGTACTTTCAGCTATCCAAAGAAGACAAAGAGCTTTTCTGGAAATTCATGGAGCGATTTGTCAAATAACAAAAAGCAGGGATTAAGTTCCCTGCTTTTTTTCTTTTTGGTCTTCGTATTCAACCATCGTTTTGACAACTCCATATAGCATAGATATATTTTCTGTTTTTGTAATTTTTTCTATCATCTCAATAATTTCTTTCTTGTAATCCACGTAAACCCCTCCCAATATTCCAAACATTTGTTCTTATTTATTAAATTATATCATGTTTTTATAACCATATACTGGGATAGAATTGTTTCCGCTTAAATCTTTCCTGGCAAACTGATTTATTCTGATTTTTCTATGAATTATAAGTTTTTTTGTGTAAATATTGTGATTTTTGCTTTTCCAAATCGTAATAATAATAGATAGAAATAAAGGGGCTGGATGCTTGTCTGCGAGGGATTTATAGCGTTCATGAACAACCTGTTTTACCTCTGCTTTTGCAGTTTCGATAGTTTTATTCCTCCCAAAGATAATACTACGATCCGGGCGGAAGTAAACGTATTGAATCAAGAACGCCTGCACGAATATCAGTATAAACACAATTATGATTTTTTTATGTTTCTCCATGAATCCATCCCCTTTACACTATCATCTTAATGTATTACAATAACATTGTATCAAAAAATATACAATCACACAGGAAATGGCGAAATTAGCACCTCTGGTGGCGAATTTTACATGAAAAGGGATGATTTGAATGCGAATTGCAATATGTGATGATAACGAAATCCAGATTGGTATATTTATGCATCGGATTAATAATTTTCTCAAACGAAATGGTGATATAAAAGCATTGATTACTCCGTATGATAAAGGGCAGCCGCTTATTGATGATGTGGCAGATGGCGAGTGGTATGATATTGTGGTTTTGGATATCGTTTTGAAAGAAGAAAATGGAATTGAAGTCGCAAAGGAATTGAGATTAAATGGCTATAATGGAAATATTATTTTCTGGACAGCCCACAAAGAGTATGTTTTTGAAGCTCTTGATATACTCCCGGTACACTATATCATAAAAGGTTCTGAAAACGGCAGAATGTATAGTGCTTTCAATCATGCTCTGGAACATATCAGCAAAAGCACTCTTATGATAAAAGGAAAAGACTTTATTCATCGGGTGGAATTTCAAAATATCGAATATATTGAGAGCCGAAACAAATACATCATTATTCACTGCACTTGCGGTATAGTTTATACGGAACGATGTAAACTGTCTGATATTGAAGAATTACTGGATTCCAGATTCTTGAGGTGCCACCAGAGCTACTTAATAAACATGGATGAGGTAAAAGAAATAAACACTTCGTTCCTTATGTTTTCTGGGGATACTGTGCCTATCAGAAGAAAAGACTTTGCAAAAATAAAAAACGAATTTGAAGAATATACAACATTTAAGTAGCTCCCGGGAAAACCCCGGGAGTGTTATTATTTCAGTAATTCGTTGACTTTTTTCTGCACTTCTGCGTAGTTGTAGCCGGCAGCTTCCAGGCGGTCTCGTCTATCTTGTCCGTTCCCCCACTCGCCGTTAATTACCTCTTTTGCTACCTTGGCTACACTTTTCTTTGCAGTCACGGAATACACAGCTTTTCCATTCCAATCAAAAACAGAATAACCGGCTTTGCAAGCTTTCTTTGCATTTTTGAGTGACTTGTACGCCCCGATCTGGCTCTTGGAATCCTTCCAGGTCTTGCGGACACGGTAATACTTGTCAATCTTTACTGTCGGCTTTGTGGTTGGAACTGTCACGGTTTCACTGGAAATAAGCTTCTTAAATCTATTCCAGTCACCCTTTCCACGGATAACGGAAGGACAATTCTTAGCGCAAACATCGTAGTGCTGCACTACTCGGCTTGCTGGGATTCCGTATTTCTTCATAAGCTGCTTACATACATCAACGGTATTTTGGAATGCCTTTTCGTAGTTGTAACCAGCATTCATGCACATTTCAATTCCAATAGAGTTGTGATTGTTTACAGTTCCAAAAAGCTTGCCGCCATAATTTACTCCAACATGCCATGCTCCACGATTGTAAGGCAAGGCTTGATATGCTGACTTATCGTCAACGAATACGTGGGCTGAATAGCCATGAAAATTTCCATTATGCTGTGCGGTGGCGTGTGCCTTGGCATCTGCTGTCTTGGCGATATTATCTGTATTGTGGATGACAATATACCGAGGCGTTTGTCCTGCGTAGCTGTTGTTGTTGCTGATTAATGAGGTATTAATATTCATGTGTGTTCTCCTTTCATATATGTGCATTATTAATTAACTTCATTTTAACATCTGAATTTCAGGCGCTCAAATGAAAATAATTAGTCGAATAAACACGAATTTTAAATTCTACAGTTCCTTATCTCAAATTGGATTAACAGCATCTGCAACATGGGATCAGATACTTACTAAATTAGCTGATGGTACTGGAATAAAATTTGCTGCATGGAAATCAGACTATCCTAATTTATCAAATCCATCCAATAGTAATAAGCAAGTTATAACTATTTTTAGACCATATGCAGGTTATGTCACAATTGAGGTATGGGATATTGATAATAATATTAGATATTTTAATTCACACAATGGAAACCTATACAGTAATTGGAAAACAGTCAAATAAAATCAAACAGTAATTTAATATCAACTGGTCAGGGCACTTTTAAAGACCAATGGGTTCCAGGATTCATGGTATATGGAATGGGATTTGTAATTATTATTCCAAAACACTATAAAGCACATAAACTTAATATAACATCGGCAAAAGTGTTTAACATTAACTCATGGTACAACGCTACAGTGTCTAGTCTTGACGAATTACTCAATCATTGGAGAATTATTTTAAATGTTGATTCCAATTCTTCAATAGAAAATGGAATAACATATTTAGTATCAATTAGCGGAACGATTAGTTGAGAACCTTCCAAGCGACATTCTTGTTTTATATTGGCTGGCTTGAATATTTTTTTACACCTACAACCTTTACGCCAAGATCACCTGTATATGCTTGGTCAAGATATATTCGGATCCATTGATTTCCGCTGTCCCAGAATGCATAATATCGTATAATATTACAGACACACATTTCACCTAAATAATTTTGAACTGAAATAATTTCTATTTCATTAGATATTCTAAATGTTGTAGATGTTGAATTACCAACAAACGTTGCTGTATATGTATGTACTATAATATTACTGTATTATCACCTTAACCTAACAAATTCAATAAATGAATGTTGTGCAGAGGGATGTATTTGAATTATTCTATCTTGAAAAATTGTCATTTTAAATTTATTACCAGTAATAACGCAGCTGTAAGTAATACTTTGCCATGCATGAACCATTCTAAACCATGGATTGCTAAATTCTGCATCATCAACTTCTATTTTTAACGCAACTCCCATTGTTGAATCAAGAACTGTATCTGAAAACAGATTAATATTCACTAAATAAGTGCCATTTGGAAAAGTAAAATAATGTTTATAATCTGGTGACTCTACAAACTTCATTCCATTTATGTTATTCCAAGAAATACTTCCTGTTGATAACCCATTATAACTATTTGCTGGAGAATAAAATTCTTTATTAACATAAAATTTTGCACTTGAGCCAAGATAAGATAAATTACTGTTTAGTGCATTAATCCCTAGCGCCTCTTTCAGCTGCGCTATAGTGATCTTCTGGGTTGTAGAGCCATTCTCCAATACCACGATATCCGTATCAGATACTTTGGTAGCTGCTGGGAGAGCTGATATTAGTGTACTTGGTATAGATTCAGACATTTTTCATCAATCCTTTCTTGGAATTTTTTCAATTACTTTATTATTCTTTGTCATCAGGCACTTGCCGTCCTTTGTGGCCAGTGCGTATACTTTGTCGATGATCTTCACGGACAGGACGAAGCTTGCTCTGGCGGTGACCGGGTTCGGTGTCATTTTTACATCGCTGATTAAAATATTCGCCATATCACTTCACCATCACTTCTACTTCTGCAATCAACTTCTCGTCCAGGATTTCATACATCACTCTAAGTTTATATCTACCTTTTTTCTGCGGCTGTATAACCACATCAAGAATATGTCCTTGTATTACCGCAATGCCACTATCTTCAACTTCTTGTGTTCCTTTGTAAAGCAACTCATAGGAAGCTCTTTCGATTAGAAAATCGGTACCTTTGCAGGAGCATATTCTTAGTTTTATATGTTTCTTTTCTCCGAATTCAAAATCCACATTCACAGTTGCAACCTCCTATTAACTCTGCATAATACTCGGATTTTTCTAAAACCGCCCGATACTGTGGCTCTAATAACTCTTCATAATACGGACACGGCTCAATGTGAACACACATAGAAGATATATCTATGGTAATAATGTATCTTGCTATATATGCGGTATTTCCAGCTTCATCAACAGCGGACATGTCAACTACATAAGCGCCGTTAAGGCTTTTGGGGATGATGGCTTCCCATCTATCCCCTTGTGCCCTTGCGAATGAGATAATGTTTCCATTGATAGTACCCCTTAATGCTACTACCATGTTTCCACCACCTTTATCAGTCGGTAACCTCTACAGAGATTACAACGGTTTTTTCAGTATCAACCGGGTTCGGTGTTAATGTTACGGACTTGATGACAGGAGCCTTAGTGTCCAGTTTCACAGTTCTGGTTACAGTGGTACTCTTTCCGGCACTATCAGTAGCCACTACGGTGATGGTATTGGTACCCTCAGTAAGAGTAATTACCTTAGACCAGGAGCCATCAGAAGCAACGGTTGCCGCCTCTGCGCTACCACTATTCAGTTTGACAGTAACAGATACTGGGCTGGATGTTGCATCGTTTGTTGTACCACGAACAGTACAGGAAGCCTGGTTGGTAACAAGACCATCTGTCGGTGATGTAACGGAAAGTGTCGGCGGTACGGTATCAATTTTGAATGAAACGCTCTTCTGTGCTGCCGCATTTCCATCATAGTCAGACGCATTTACAGTAATTGTATGGCTCCCGTCTGACAGGGCAGTACCAGGAGTATAAGTACATTTATAGCCGCCGGAAATTGCAGTCTTAGAAATACTATCCCCTGTGATCTCGCTTCCAGAATCAATGGTGATACCAATGGTGGAAGGATCCACACCAGAATCATCATCGGTTATTGTCCAGACAATGCTTGGTTTGTTATTTGTAATCAGTGCGCTGGCTGTCGGGTATGTTATTGTTGAAATCGGCGCAACTTTTTCTCTTACCTTTAACTGTAATGAACTTCCTAACGTTGAATGACTAGCATCTGCTGTTTCTGCGTTTCCAGCATCATCCGTAGCTCTGATTGTTACCCCATAATAATGTCCCGATTGATTATAGCTGGATTTACTAGGGGCTGTAATCGTTCCATCATATCGTCCAGTAGAACTGTTATAGGTTAGACTTACGGTCTGTCCATTTACTGTAGCTTGTACTGTTTTTACACTCATATTCTCATTCCTTTCGTGAAATATTGTTGATAAGTTCTTTTAATTCCTGTACTTCTGTTGACAAAGCATCCAGTTTTGAATGCAGTTCCTGGTTGTCCGCTTGGAGAGCCAGGATTTTCTCATGGTCATTTTTCAGCATGGCAAACATGCAGGGGATTATAATACGGTAATTCCAGTTTTCAGCTTTGCCTTTTTCATTATGGTCAACGGCTAATGGAAATCTGCGGTCAATGTCCTCAGCTATGAACATCGGCATTTCTTTGCCATAGCGTTCATCTTGTTCGGATAAATATCCGTCTTTGTACTTCGCCCAGATTACCTTGATTCTGTAGAGGTCTTCCAGTTCATCTTCTTTTATGTTTTTTCCGTTTCCTATTGATTTGTAACGAATCGAAGATGCAGCAGCCGCATTAAGAGTTTTCATATCAGATGCAAAAACAACAGCTGCACTTGCACTAGAGTTCCACGGCAGACCACTCATCGTAACGGACTTATGAAAATTAGCAGAATCATAAAAGTCTGATTTAACATTTACTATCATGTAACCTGAGTTTACTGTTTTGCCACTAAAAAACTGAAAAGCTGTTTTTCCATCATCAGAATAACCATAAATATCACTTGTTAAAATGGCCATTGTGCCATTATCGTTAACCAAAAGAGGCATTTCTAGATTCAGTAATCCTGCTGAATCGGTTACTCCGTACTTAATTCCGCTTGAATCAAAAATAAGGCATTTATAGTTATTTTCATTTACATAATCTTTAAATATGGTTAATCCGTCAGGATCAAGCTTACTAGCCCATCCAGTTTCACGGCGGTTCAGTACCTCTAATATCCCATACCCATTATTTTTACCGCCAAGCTTTAATGTGCCACCCTTGGCGTAAGTGAACGAAATATATAGCTGATTTCCCTCTTTATAAATTCCTTTAATTGCGCCATCATTGGTTAAGAGGTTAAATATTTCTTCATGTGTAAGTGCATCTACATCAATTACAACCGCCATACTTTGGGAATCTAATGGTTGTGAAAATCCACCCGCCGCGTATAAGGTACATTTTATGGCACTTACATCTCTTGGAATTCCAATTGACCTTCCAGAAGCCGTTGTTATAATTCCTCCCGCTTTAGTTGATAATACCGTATATAAATTATGTGAAACGCTTGTTTCGTCTTTCGCAGAAGAATATACCGTTTTCCAATTTTCCCCATCTACGGATTCTTCGATTTTAAAACGACCTTTATATGCTGTTCGTGTTTCCGCGTTTCCATCGCGATACCAAGCACTCAAAGTAATATAGCTCGGGGCTACACTGCCATTCGCGCGTTGCTTAATAACATATGATGGGCTTTCAAGAAAATATGTTCTACCCGGAACTCCTTGTTCTCCCTTAATCTTTGTCCATGAATAGGCACCGGGGTTAGTGCTATCGGCTTCCGTATAATCTGTATACTGCCCGATGTATTCTTTTCCAGTGCTATCAGATACATCAAAGCCCATCTTACCATCCGCGCTGTTTGCGTAAGCTACATGGAAATATGGTGTTCTTCCGTCTGTTCCAGGTTTTCCTGGAGATCCATTTGCCCCATCTGCACCTTTTACAAGCGTCCATGCATAATCATCCGGGTTAGTGCTATCTTGTAGTTCAAAATCAACATATATACCGATATATTCCCGGTTACTATCAGACACCGAAAAATCGGTTTTACCATCTGCGCTATTGGCATAAGCAATATGGGTGTAACTTGTTTTTCCATCTCGTCCAGGTTCTCCCGGAAGACCGTTCTTTCCATCGTTTCCCGCATAAATTTTTGAAATGGAAAATCTTTTGGTCACCGTCAAAGCACTAAGATAAGTTGCCCTAACATCTACCCAACCATCATCGGCTGACAGCCCCGTTACCGTATATGTCTTTGCTGAATTGTTCCAGATTCCTGTTATACTATCTGATTTTGTGATTATAAAATTACAATCATCTGTAATATCTTGTGTCCCGTACATTACTACAGCATGTGTAATCACATCGCTTGGAAATGTGCCGTAATTTCCATCAGAATCAACAGAAACGCCCTGGTATTCATTGCTCAGTTGCAATGTCATGTTTTTGGCGAGAGCTGCCGCTTCCTGTGCCTGTTTCGCTGCCGACAATGCGTCCTCAGAATCTTTCAGTGCCTTTGTAACGTCCGTATCTTTCAGCTGTTTCCAATAATATCCATTGCCTTCATTTACAAAGCGGTATGCGTGGCTATCGCCATCGTAGTAAATGTCACCGACATGCTTGCTCATTTCGGTATCGTCCAGCCATTCATTGGCCGGATAATTGCTCAATGTAGGTACTGATGTTCCTGTCCAGGTATTTATATTCCCATCGATCTGCCCCTGCATACTGTTTAACAGTCCATCCAAAGGAGATGCACCAATCCTAATTGAGGATCCATCCATTATTAATTGATGTTTAGTTATATCGGCAGAAAATATAATATTTCCGCTATTATCACGAACCACCAAGGCTCCCGTCTTAATCCAGTCAGCATTAACACCTGTAGCCGTAAGGATTCTGGCAATCACATCACCATCAACCGTCATACCGCCATTCCAATGTTGTCCACCATCTGTAGATACCGCCCATGCTTCTGCGGTCATTTTCCATACAATGTCAGAATCGGATAGCTGTGGTTTGTTGTGAAGATAATAGATATTGCTTCCGTCCGGCTGTGTTTCCACTGTCGTGTATGTTCCAGAAGATTCCGCAAGGCGTTGTGATAATTCTTCCAGCGCTTTTTCCCTAGAAGTACGCTCATCTCTTAAGCTTTTTCTATATTCAGATTGTGCCTGTTGATTAAGGGTATATTGCTTCTGTTTGTTTCTTGAAACACTCTTCGCACTGCATTCTAATTGTTCAAAAGTTCCCGGGTTCAATGTAAGAGAAGTTAAATAACTCTTATGTTCTTCCCCATTCCTATCAGTGATTGTAATAGCATCCCCTGCTTCCAAAGCAATATCGGTTAGCGCGCTGGTTGTAAAAGGACGAAATTTTAATCCAACACATCTTTCAGCAATTATTGAGCAAATCGTTTGTCCAGTCCCCGGTTGTATTAGCTTATTTTCGCTAATATCTATGATGTATCCCTCATCCCCTGATTGATATGTTTTAGCGTTACTTTCAGATGAATTGCTTGAATACTCCGTTACTTTTACTCCTGTTATTTCAAGATCGTATAACCAAGGGGTAAATCCGCTTGTATCTTTGGATGTAATATTAACTGGATTATCGGGATTTTTTTCATACCATCCAACACAAAGCCTACCGTATTCATTGCATCTAGCCCACTGACAGCCCATCTGTGCCACCCATGCAATTACCTGCCGAAAAGTAATACTGCTATCATCTGGTCGATTCTGGATTACCAAGTCATCATTATCAAATCTGGTTGATTGCAGTGTTACTCCGCACACCTCACAAGCATCCTGTATGATCTGTAATCTGGTTGCCGGGTATGTCAGTTTACTATCAGAATAATCACGATCAAATAATCGCATAGAATCTTCACAAGTTAGGCTAATAATAGCTGTGTTCTGATATGGTGCATCTGTTACGGTCATGGTACAGATACGGATTTTTTCAATACCAGTGGATAATTCAAGCCCGATATGGCAAACAACCCTCGCTCCGTCCCAGATGTAATCTGTGTACTTGCCAGAAAAGTTGTTGATCTGCAATGTCAGTTTATTTACGATAGCTGCGCCGATATCAAAAGAGCCGCTTTGCGATACTGCATCCTCAAATTTAAAACCATTAGACCATAAATCCTTGTCGGTAATGGATAATGTGCTTCCATCCGTGAAGGTAAAATCTGCATATTTCAGATAGTTACGATTCCCACTATTCTGTTGTTCTTTAAATTCCGTTGATAAATTTCGCATATCTTACCTCTCGATAAAATCAAAACTAAGTCCTTCCATGCGCTCATTGCCTATCCACCAACACTTAAAAGGGGATTCCCTGTCGCCAACATAAAATGTTCTGGTTTCGTGCTTATTTGCAGATAGCAAGTCTGGATATGTGACCTGTATGTACTCTGGATTTACTGCCTGTATAATTTTGCAAGCAGTGTCCCAATCTGGGCCATTCCAACCTACAGACAGCTTTCGCTTCTGTCCAACTCTGTTTTTGTGCATGGTCGTATCATCTGTTCTGCCGGATTCTGATGCCGATATATCCTGTAATCCCCATGTAAAAGAAGAAGGACAGGGCATTGCTACCCCATCCACTTTTAAAAATGCTTCTGCCATATGCTAACCCTCATGCAATCATTTTTGTTGCTTCGCTTCGGATAAATTCTTTAATTTGCTGATATCCCCATCCGCAATTAATAAGGCTACTTACAAGCATTTCCATACTCTGAACTTTCGCCAAGTCATCACCTGTGAAGAAATCTCTAAGATTCTCTTTTGCTTTTACGCCATAATCACTTTCAAGCTCTTTTGCTGTCTTTCCGAATAAATTGCGATAAATCAGATTTGTATAATTTGGATAAGCAAATCTCTTATTTGGGCTTTCTGTTATTTTCGTCTTAATTGTATCTGTGAGGATATGCCGAATAACAACACCCTTGTCACGTTCAATTTGCCATTGCTGGCGTTCTGTATATAAGCGTTTTAACTCGCTTTCCATCTTGTTGAAGGCTTCAATATACTTAATTTTCCATTGTAAGGCTTTTTCACCAGTAAAGCCCATTACGAGCAAGGAAAAACCATCTCTATCCATTTCGTACATTGGATATTCTTTTCCACGGTTCTTATATGTTGTAAGTTGAAAAAATTTGGCGGCTGAATTATCAGCCACGAGATTTTCAATTGATTGTAGAACATTCTTATGTTCTTTCTCAAAAACCTCTGCAACTTTCAGACTTGTTGTAATAAGTTTCTCTTCGTATCTTTTTCCAACGATTTCTACCAGCATAAATTCATATCTCCTTTATGATTTATTTTTTGGCAACAAAAAAGCGCCTACCCCGAAAGGTAAACGCTTTAAAAATTGCTTATTATGATTTTATATTTTGACACTCCCCATAGCTAAAGCATGGGGGTTTTACGACACACTGGATAAAAAGCACTGGATATTTTAATCCAATACTCTACTTTATATTTTACACATATTGACGGTATCATTCAGTATACTTTAGTATCATTTCACTGTTTTTAAAACTTCCTCTAAGTACAGGTATTCGAGCAACTTATATGTTCTTTTGAGATCATAATAATCATCTACTTTTTCCAAAAGTTTCTTGATTTCTTCTTTATAGTCAATCATTCCACAATTCCTCCCAACACTCTAATCAACTTCTGTTTGCGGTTATACTTCAAAATCTCGGAAATCTGCCCCATCATATCATCCATCGTCATGTTGCTCTTCATGCTGTTGCAGCGCTTACACGCCAGTTGCAGATTCTTAATATCATTGGTACCGCCCCGGGACAACGGCATAATGTGGTCGATTGTCATTTTCTTAAATTTGACTGGCTTACCGCATATCGCACATTTTCCGTTGCATTTGGCGTACACACTCTTTTTCTGAAAGTCATTGAACTGGATTCTATTTGCCATACGATCACGCTTTCTGCTCCATAGATTCAAGAGCCTTAAATTTCTGTCTTGCTTTATTGGCATAATCGCTCAAAATCAACAGTTTCATTGTCATAAATTGCTTGTTATATGCAAAGAAAAAGCTTTTCTTTTCGTCCATCTCTTCTGTGCTGTTAAATCCATACTGTTCCATGAAATCATCCACAAGAAACTTGATTTTATCAATAGTGTCCTCTACTTCGAACATTGTGTCTTCTCTATCCATATTTTCTGTCATTTTATTTTCCTCCTGTGTATCCCTGTAAAAATCTAATTAAAAGAATCTCTGCTGTGCATTTTCTGTATCAATCTCATTCTTCAAGAAAACTGGCGGTTTGTATTCTCCAATAATCTTGACTGCCTGTTCTACCTGGCTTCTCTTAATTGCCTTGTAGCTTTTTACCTGGAACTGGTAGCGCAGATTGGAATGAATGTTACTGTAAATTTTCTGACGAATGGAACGGCTATTGTAAGCATTGGATTCCTTACCGCCAAGCACCAGCGTTCCTTTTCTCTTTACTGCTTCCGTGATTTTCTCCGCTTCAATCGGGAGAATCGGCAAATCCATTTTCAAAGTCTCAAACTCTGTCTGGATATCGTCAATCCGCTTATTCAGTTCTACGTTTCCCTGTGCTAGAAGCTGAATCTGTTCGGGGATGGTCATTGGTACTGGGTGGCGAACTGTTTCTTTTAATTTGTCCTCTACTTTGAGAAAATATTGTCTGGCTTGTTCACCTTTGACACTCTTTGATTGCATGGAAAGTTTCTTTGCAAAGCTGGCAGAGAGTTTATAATCTTCTCTTTGAATAACGCCACCTGTCGGTG